ATAGACGGCCACACAGGAGGCATGCGGCCAGGTGAACTCTGGGTGATCGGGGCGAAGACATCCGGCGGCAAGTCCGTGCTCATGCTCCAGCTCGCCTCTGAGATGATCCGCGAGGGCAAGAGGGTTGCGATTTTTAGCCTTGAACTGGGCGTCGATGAGGTGATGGCGCGGATCGTCTGCGGACAGACTCGGGTTTCCATGACCGAGATCATGAATCCCCGGCAGCTATCGAAAGGGAGTCTGATGAAGATCCAGACCACGGTGAAGAGTCTGCGGGATCAGAATTTCGCAATCTGCGACATGAGCGGGCTAACCATGGACCAGATCGCCGCGCATTGCATCCGACTGAAGGAAACGCGAGGACTGGATATGGTGGTCATTGACTACATCCAGATGGTTTCTGCGCCCCGGATGAAGGGTCAGAACCGCGAGCAGGAGGTGGCCGGCATCTCCCGCCAGTGCAAGCAACTCGCCAAGCGTCTGAAATGCCCGGTCATCACCGCCACGCAGCTCAACGAGGCTGGCCAGTCCCGCGAGTCCCGCGCCATCGAGCACGACGCCGACAACGTGCTGATGATTGTTGATAACGGCGACTCTGTGATGATTCAATTCTGGAAGTGCCGAAACGGTGAACGCGGAAAATCCTTCTCGGCGCGACTCAACGGCGAATTCCAGAGGTTCGATTTTCTTACCTATTAACCAATTTCCAACCAACAAACAAAATGACACCACTACAAGAAGAAATCACCTACCTCTGTGAAGACTACAAAGCTGACATTCGAGGACTGCAATCAATATGCCACACCCTAGCCTCCGAATGCGGCTGGTGGAATGACCTCGAAACCGGCGCAGACCTTCGCGAGACGTTCAACGTCCCAGAGAAGCTCATGCTCATCGTTTCCGAAGTCTCCGAGGCCATGGAAGGCCACCGCAAGGGCTTGATGGATGACAAGCTTCCGCACCGCAAAATGATCGAGGTTGAGCTTGCTGACGCCATGATCCGCATCCTTGATCTAGCTGGCGCGATGAATCTGGACCTTGCGGGCGCGACGATTGAAAAGCTCAAATACAACGCATTACGCGCCGATCATAAACCTGAGAACCGCATGAGCGAGGGCGGGAAGAAGTTTTAACAACTGGAAATCCAATGAGTGAACTAATCGAAATCGGTGACGCTACTGTTGACATTATTAACTAATTGAATAACATTACCGACATGGAAGCGAAAGAGTTCGTGAGAGGGGATGTGGGTCAAGATGGTAAAGTTTTTTGGTCTTACCGAAGCGATGTGAAAAGCGGTCAGTATTGGGTTACGCCTGAGACATTCGCGAAGAAAAAGAAACTGATGCTGTCGGCATGGTCGAGATACGCAAAAACCGAAAAAGGAATAGCCAATACCAGAAAAAAGGAAGCCACTGAAAAAAGGATCAACAGCAAGAAGCGGCTCCGCCAAACAGAGGTGTATAAGCAGAAGGATAAAAAATACAGATCCACGGATCGAGCGAAAGCAATGCGCGTTGAGAACGATAAAAGATTCAGCAAGACGCCACATCGGGCGGCATATCACAGAGAATGGAAAAGGACCAAGCGCGAATCAGATCACCTTTACCGACTCAGAGAAATTATGAGGTCAAGGCTTTACGCTGCGACAAAAATGAAGGGCTGGGGCAAGTGCGGAAGAGCATCGGAAAATCTTGGTTGCTCTTTTGAGGTGCTAATGTCCCATCTAGCCAAGCAATTCAAACCCGGAATGACGTGGGAGAATCATGGAGAATGGGAGATTGACCACATAACACCTTTGGCGCTGGCAACAACCAAAGATGAGTTAATGAGGCTTTGTCATCACTCAAACCTTCAACCATTATGGAAAAGCGAAAACCGAATCAAATGGTGCAAGACCAACTAGGCCGAAACATCATACTCGCCGCCGAAATGGCCGGGCTGGATTTTCAGGGATGCCTCCAGGCGGCTTACGATGAGATTTCCGGTCGCACGGGAAAAATGATCGGCGGACAATTCGTGAAGGACAAATAATCTAACCAAGTAAACAAAATGCAACGACTCAAAATTGACGTAACCAAGATCGAAAAGGCGCTTCTCTTCACCGGAGCAAAGGGGACATACATGGACCTCACGCTGATGGATAACCGCGATGGCACCGACCAATACGGCAACGATGGATTCATCGTTCAGGATGTCGGCAAGGAGAAGCGTGAGGCCGGAATTAAGGGTCCGATCATCGGGAATTGGAAACACATCGGGGAGAGGCGGTCACCGAACCAGAATACCGCGCCACCACCGACGATGGATCATGTGGGGAATGACGATGTGGATGACATCCCGTTTTGAGTCATGCGCCCGCAGGTTTCCCGCCGCTACCCTTGCGGTTTATCGGGAAATGAGATAACGACTCATCCAGCAATGATGACAAACCACTTCCAGCAGGGCGGTTCCTACACGCCGGACATGGCAGAGCAGATCGACACCCAGGAAGAAATATTAGCTGACCGCTACGGGGTGCCGTTAAGCACGGCGGCGAAGATTGCTAAGGACATGGAGAAAATGCAGTGGGAGAAAACTGCCCAGCTTCTTTCCTCGATCTTCTCGATTCTCGCCGGCCATAAAAACATCCGGGTTTCAGTCCACGGGCTTTTGAGCGCGTTGGGTGCTGACTCGCTCAATGGATTTAGGAATCAAACGGATATTGCAAAGGACATGGGATGCACCAGGGCGCTTGTGTCTCATTACACAGTAGGCTGGAGGGACGCGCTGAGCTTTCAGGGTTTCCCTCTGGCCGATTGCACCAAGTTCCGCAAGGGGAACGCTTCAAGAGCCACCTACACCGAAAGCGCGACTAATCCGGTATTAAAAGCAAAAAAGAAAATACATCATGAACATCATCGATCCAACAATCTTCGCGCCTGATAAGGTAGCGATTCCACAAGACGCAACACAGGAGCAGTGGGCCGAGATCCATCGCTCAATCATCCTTTGCCGGAAGGCAAGCGGCGCATGGCTGAAGCAGTCTCGCGAATATGGGGTGGGCAGGTGGGGTGCTGAATACGTGGGCGAGCAGGAGGTGCAAATGGAGATGGCGCTTGGGTTGCCCACACCAGAGGATAAGCCGACGCTCAACCCTGCGGATAAGTCCAAGGCCATCGTGACCATTGAGGGTATCTCGCATTCGTTCGCGTTATGGCAGCGCAAGATGGGGCCTGAGATCGAGCATTGGAATCGTGAGCAATTGACCAAGGCGCTGCCGTTGCTTGAGCCAATCGAGGCGCAGGCTAGGCGGATTCGGGAGCGACTGGTGGAGTTTTGATGTAACTCGTTGATATTCAAGCCCCCCCCCGTAAGGAGTCTCCTAACTACTTCAAGACCATCGGAGTTCCGCCTCATCGCTTTTTTTGCATGCACCACAAATTTTTAATAAAGTGGCAACGTTGGCACATAAAATGAACAAAACACCCCCAAAATTTGCCCCTCCGAAAGTAATTGCCGTCGACGTGGACGGCACATTGCACATTCGCGGCGAGCCAAATCTGCGGTTGATCGAATGGATCAGGCTGAAAAAATCTGAGGGGTTTTTCCTGATGCTCTGGTCATCTCGCGGCGAGTCGAACGCGAGAAAATACGCGGAGCTGTTTGGGGTGACTGATCTTTTCGACCTGATTTGTTCAAAACCTGGGTGGATCGTTGACGACAAAGGATGGAGATGGACGCAATACACCCGGATCGTTAGCCATGTTTTACAGGACCAAGACAACCAACCGGACATCGATCAGGCATGAAATCAAAACCAACCAAATCAAAACCGCCCGATGATCCAAACATTTCCGCCATCGCTCGGCAATACGGACTGGCGAGAAACACACTAATGCGGTGGCGTGATCTAGGACTAGACCTGTCCGATGAGATCGCGGTAGCCGAGAAGGTCAAGCAGTCCAAAGCAGGGCCAGCTCCTGAGGACTTGGCCGAATCAAAGGCACGGAAAACCAAAGCAGAAGCCGACATCCTGGAGCACAAGCTCTCCGTCCAGCGAGGCGAATACGTCAGCGCCGAGGACGTTAAAAACGAAGGCTTGAGAATCGCCGCAGCGGTCAAGGGAGTGTTCCTCCGCATGCCGGATGACCTCCCGCCGCAGTTGGCCGGTCACACCGCCGCCGAGGTGAAGAAGCGCCTCAAGAAATACGCGTTGGAAAAACTCACGGAGCTATCAACCTACCGCTCACCCGTGAAGATTGAACCATGAGTCAATCCCCCCTCGCCATCGGTTGGTGTGACGGCATCGCCCCGCCTCCCGAAATGCCAATGCGCGATTGGGTTTGTGAACACGTCTATCTCCCCAACTCCCCCGAGGGTGCCAGATATTCGCTCGACGCAGTTCCGGCGCATGGCGTCATCTGGGATTGGATTGAGGATCCAGCGGTCAAAGAAATCGCGATTGTCGCCTGCGTCGGATTCGGCAAGACAGCGATTCTCGAAGCGTGGGCAGTCCGCATCGTTGCCATCGAACCGGGGGACACGCTATTCGTCGGGCAAACATCCGCGATGGTTCGGAACTGGATGGAAGGCCGGATGCGCAAAGCGTGGCAAATGTCCCCAGCATCATCCCCATACATCCCGCGAGGTAGGCAGCGCAACGACTGGAAAAAGGACAGCGTGATTTTCGGATCGATGAACTTCTACGCGGCGGCAGCAAACGGCACTGACCTACAGGAGAAATCCATGGTAAACACCGCCGGGGATGAGGTCTGGCGATGGGATGACGGCATGGTTGATTTCCTGCTGAAGCGACATCATGGCCGATGGAACCGCAAGAACCTGTTGATGAGTCAAGGCGGCACCGAAGACGGCCAGTGGCACAAGCACGCACGCAGCGGGAAAATGCACGACCTAGAGCACATCTGCCCGAAGTGCTCAACAGGCAGCGTTTTTGATTGGGGTAATTTTCAATACGAGGTGATCCGTGACGGCAACGAAGAGTTGGATTGGCCCGCCATCTTCGCCAGCGTGCAACTCAAATGTCCGCACTGCGGCGAGCTATTCGACGACACCGAGTTCAACCGGCGGCAATGGGCCAAGTGCCGGCCAGTTTGGGACGGTGGCAACTACATCCCTGAGCGGATGACCCTCCGCGCATCGTTCATGTCCGTCTGGCGATACTCATGGGCAAGCATCGTAAAAGAGTGGATCCAAGCTAACGAGGAAAAGAAATCGGGATCGCTCGCCAACCTGGAAAACGTCATCTGCCAGAGGTTCGCGCAATTCTGGAAACCGCCGACCGACACGCCCACGCTTTCGCTTGAGGGCGATCCCTACGGCAAAGCCGAATACCACGACGGCCAGAAATGGGAGCTTGAGGATTTCCGATTCCTAACCGTGGACGTTCAGAAGGGTCACTTCTGGGGAGTGGTGCGAGCGTGGAAAATCGGCGGTGCATCGCGCTTGTTGTGGGAGGGCAGGCTTGAAACGTGGGACAACATCCGGTATTTGCAGGAGCGGTATGGGATCGAGAACCGCTTCGTCTTTGTGGACTGCGGCTATCAACCGGAAGAGGTGGCGAAGCAAGCGCACGCGAGCATGACAACCAAGGATATGCGCCCGTGGAACCTGGTGCGGGGTGAGGACACGCGGGACGGTTACCTTATCATCGTGGGCGAGAGGAAATTCCGCCGCGTCTATTCCGACCTCGTGAAATCCGTCTCAAGTTCGGGCATGCCCTACCGATTCATCAAGGCTTCCAACCTGTTGACCAAGGACCGACTCGCGGCGCTCATGGCATCGTCTGAATTCGGCGTTCCGGTTGATGCGTCCAAGGGGTATCACGCGCAGATGCAGAGCGAACAGAAGCGGGAAGTTTCGCCGGGGATTTGGCGATGGGAGACGCTTAAGAAAGGGATGCAGGCGAACAATCACCTTTGGGACTGTGAGGTTTTGCAGGTCGTGGCGGCATCGATATTCAAGGTGCTCGTCTCACTTGAGGAAATAAGGAGGGAGTGATTTTGACATCCCGCCGCCTTCGATGGCAAATAATCAAGTAATCGACTGCGCGCAGAATTTTTTTGCCGCCGCGACAGGCGACGCCGCTCGAATTGCGGCCATTAAAGCAGCTTCGATAGATGCGGCCATGTCAGGCACCACGAAGGGTGGTTTGGATTCACTCCAAAACGCCATGAAGAACTCGGTCAGCATGGGAAAGCTCATTGCTCTTAACGAGATTGATCGTGGAACAGCGCTGAGGCTTGCAACACAATGGTTAACAATCGGATTCATGCCGTGCCAGTCGCGCAGCTTCGGGCGCTTTTGACATGCCGGGGTAGGCAATGGCTGGCATCTTAGACGAATTCGGACGTGCGATTTACTCGCAACGCGCAGCCCGTGCCGCGAACGAGAACCGCCATCGGCCATACGAGCCTATCGAGAAAAAGGATATTTCGCAGCTTGTCCCGTCCTATGACCGGGTAACGCTGATGAGCCATGCCCGCCGGATTTACCTGAACTTCGGACCGATCAAAAACGCGATCAACCAACGAGGAATGTATGCGGTCGGTCGCGCATGGGTGCCGACCTACAAGGGCGAAAATGAGGCATTCGGCAAGGCGGCGACAGATTGGCTGATCAATGGATTTTACCGAATCGGGGACAGCCGGGGCGGCATGCACGACCTCAAGACCAACCTCTTCGTGCTCTGCAAATCCATCGACGTGGACGGCGAGGTGTTCATCCTGCTAACCGAAACGGACAAAGGATATCCGCAATACCAGTGCATTCCCGCGCATCGCATCACTTCCCCGATGGGAATGGGTAACGACAGCCAAGTCCGGGGCGGGACATTGCAAGATGGAATCATCTACTGGCCATCGGGCGAGGCGAAGGAATACGCATTTTGCGACAAGAACGGCAATCTCATCGAGTGGCTGGACGCGTCAAACATCATCCATCTTTACGATACCGAATGGCAATACCAAGGGCGAGGCCTATCAGGATTAACCCCGTGCATCAATGATTGCCGGGACATGATCCAGAGCAACGAATGGGAGCGCCTGGCGATGCTGCAAATGTCGTCGATCTCACTCATCGAATACAACGACAAGGGCGGGCCGGATCAAGACGACCCCTACAACGCCCTCGTGGGCAACGCGGAAACAGGCAAAGGCATCACCGTCGAAAGTATGGACGGCGGGACCGTGCGATATTTCAAAAGCGGCTCCGGCGGCAAGATCGAGACGCTGGTGAACAATCGCCCCGGTAATCCGTTCATGGATTTCCACGACCGGCTTTTGAAATCCTCTTTTGCCGCACTCAACTGGCCGGCGGCATTTTACAGCGGACATGGACCCGGCGGCGGGACCGCGCAACGGCTGGAAATCGCGCTCGCCCAACGCGCCATCGAAGACCGGCAGGACATGCTCATGTATGCCGCGAGTCGTCTCGTCGGTTATGCCATCGCCAAGGCTCAGAAGCGAGGTGACCTACCAGCAGCGAACGACTGGTGGAAGTGGGAATTTTCTCACCCGCCGAAACTCACCATTGACGACGGACGCATTACGAAAGAGTTGGAGGCCCTTTGGAAGATCGGAGCTGCCAACATGCGCGACATCGTTTCTATGCGAGGGAAGACCTTGGAAGAACACTACCGGGAACGCGCTCAGGAAGTCGCACTGCGGAAGCTCGCGGCCCGTGAAGCGTCGGAAGTCTACGGCGTGCCGGTGGATGATCGCGAAATGTCGATGCTGACTCCCAACGAACAATCGAGCGAACAGATGGCAAAGAAGCCAGCAACCGAAACTCAAACCACCGACGACGAAGATGAATGATTTCCTAACTATCGAAAACCGCAGCGGCAAGCTGACCTTGAATGATGTCGTCCACAAGGACAGCGCCGACAAGCTGATTGATGAACTCAGCAAACTCTACGGCCAGTCTGCGGTCGCCGCTCAAATGTCCATCGGTGACATTGTCTGCAAAGCTGACGATGCGCTTGAGTCGGTCGAGGTGGAGATTAACTCTCCCGGCGGCAGCGTCATGGAAGGGCAGCGGATTTACAATGCGCTTCGCGGCATGTCTGCCCGAGGCGTTGCCATCATCACCACCGTGAACGGACGTGCTGCATCAATGGGAAGCGTCATCATGCTTGCTGGCGACTCCCGCCAGATGACACGCGGCAGTCGCATTATGATCCACGAGGCCAGTATGGTTTCGTGGGGGGACGCCCGGACCCTGAGGAAAAACGCCGACTTGCTGGAGGGGATTTCCTCCGAAATTGCCACGCTCTATTCCGACCGGACAGGCGGCGATAAGGATGAGATCCGGCAGCTCATGTATGCCGAAACATGGATGGACGCAGACAAGGCGAAGGCGCTTGGATTTGCAACCGTCATCATCAAGGACGGCAAAGCGGAGAAAGAATCCAAGTCGGAATTTGACACCGGGCCAAAGAGCATGAGCATTTTTGCTAAACTATTCCCCGGCAATGACGAGGCACTTAAGATTGAGGCTTCTCTGTTGGAAAACGACTCTCTCCGCTCCGACCTTGAATCCGCACAAGCCCGCATCGTCGAACTGACCGGATTGTCCGAAGCTAACGCCCAACTGCAAACCGAACTTTCGGAAGTGCAAGCCAAAGTCGCGACGTTCGAGGATCAAGCAACCGCTGATGCAGCCAAGATCACCGAGCTGACCGCCGCCAATGAAGTCACCGAAGACAAGATCGCTGCCCGCGCTTCTGAGTTGCTCGCAGCGCAGGGACACAAGGCACCGGTGAATCTCATCGATGAGAGCAACCTGCCGGAATCCAAAGCTATTACCCGCGAAGCGTTCAACGCTCTCACTCCATCCGCCCGCCTCGCATTCGTGAAGATCGGCGGCAAACTCTCCTAAATCAAAATCACTCACTCACTGAATTATGGCTAACACCTTATCGAATCTCATCCCCGACGTTTACGCTGCGCTTGACGTAGTTTCCCGCGAACTCGTTGGTGCTCTTCCCGGCGTGTCTCGGGATGCCTCTGCTGACGGCGTAGCCTTTGGCCAGACTGTCCGTGCTCACGCCACCCGCGCCAATAGCGCAGTCGGCGATGTAACTGCCTCTATGGCATTCCCTGCCGCCGCCGATCAGACGATTGACAACAAAACGCTGACCATTTCCAAGTCCCGCTTCGCTCCGTTCTCATGGACCGGCGAAGAGCAACGCGGAGTTGATAATGGCGGCCCAGGTTACCTGACGCTGAAGCAAGACCAAATCGCCCA